GTCCTAAGCAGTGGATGCCACCTGAAGCGCTCCCTGAACCTGACAAAGAGGATGGTTTCGCCTATAGATGGATTCGCGTTTCAATGCTGAACAAAGATGACCCTAGCAACATTTCGAAATCGTTTCGCGAGGGTTGGGAACCAGTAAGAATTGAAGAGCAACCAAAATACGCACTGTTAGCCTCTGGCGAGGGTCGATATAAAGACAACATCGAAATTGGCGGCCTATTGTTATGCAAGATCCCTAAAGAATTTATGGACCAACGTAGAGCACATTATGCTAACGCCACAGAATCTCAAGCGAGTGCAGTAGACAATAGTTTTATGAGAGAAAATGATGCGCGTATGCCTCTGTTTAGAGAACGCAAATCAACAACTTCTTTCGGTAAAGGTTCTTAATTTTTAGGAGTTTATAATGGCTTATCCTGTCGTTTCAGCCCCATATGGGTACAAGCCGGTAAATTTGTTAGGCGGTCAAGTATTCTCGGGTTCTACACGTAATGTGCAAATCCAGTACAACTACGCTACACCAATTTACTTTGGCGATGCAATTAAAGAAGTTAACGGCTTCGTAACTCGTGCGTCTATCGCATCTGCTACTACCGCTAACCAAACAACCGGTATTTTCTTAGGTTGTTACTACACTAGCCCATCAACCAAACAACGGTTGTGGAGTCAGTATTATCCGGGCAACATTGCTGCCGGTGACATCACTGCGATTATCTCTGATGATCCAGACATCGTTATCAGAGCGGTTATGTGTACTTCTGCAGCAAATATTGGTTCTGCTGCTCAAGTAATGGTGGGCTCTAACGTAGGTGGTATTACCACTAACGCAGGTAGCGCTAATACCGGTGACTCAGCTAACGCGATTTTGGTTCCAACTGCATTAAGCACTGCGACCTTACCATTCCGTGTTATTGACATCGTTCGTGATACTGCTGTGTCTTTGGGTACTGCAACTTATTCGTCTATCTCTACAGCGACTGTTACTACAAGCACTGCGTTGACTCAAGCGTTAGTTGTTGGTACTGATGTAGGTAGTTTAGATTCTGCAGGTCAAGTAATCCAAAGTGGCTCATTTGTGGCTACAGCAGCAGCTGCTGGTGCTACTACAGTTGTGCTTAATGCAGCACCAACTACAGCTTTTGCAGCTGGTTCAACATTGGTGTTCACACAGTACCCAGAAGTGCTCGTGAAATTTAACTTCGGTTATCACGGTTACTATTCTGCTACAGCAGTTTAATTAGGAGTTGATTAATGGCAATTTCACGCGCCCAGCTATTAAAAGAGTTGTTACCGGGTCTGAACGCTTTGTTCGGTTTGGAATACGCTCGTTACGGTGAAGAACATAAAGAAATCTACGAAACAGAGACTTCTGAACGTTCTTTTGAAGAAGAAACAAAACTGTCTGGTTTCTCAGCAGCTCCTGTCAAAAATGAAGGCTCAGCTCTTCAATATGACAATGCTCAAGAAGCTTGGACTGCACGATACAACCACGAAACAATTGCTTTGGGCTTCAGCTTAACTGAAGAAGCTATTGAAGATAACTTGTACGACTCTTTGTCTGCTCGTTATACAAAAGCATTGGCTCGTGCTATGGCTTACACCAAACAGGTTAAAGCAGCTAACGTTTTAAACAACGGTTTCAGCGCAGCTGTTACTGGTGGTGACGGTGTATCTTTGTTCAGTGCTGCTCACCCATTGGTGAATGGTGGCACAAACAGCAACATCCCAGCTACCGCCGCTGACTTAAACGAAACTTCATTGGAAAATGCTGTGATCCAAATCGCTGCATGGACTGACGAACGTGGTTTATTGATTGCTGCTAAACCTAAGAAGTTGATCGTTCCACCAGCATTGCAATTCGTTGCAACTCGTTTGTTGGAAACTGAACTTCGTGTTGGTACAACCGACAACGACATCAACGCGTTGAAAAACAACGGTGCTGTTCCTGAAGGTTACGCTATCAACCACTTCTTGACTGACACCAACGCTTGGTTCTTGACCACGGACGTGCCAAACGGGTTGAAACATTTCGTTCGTAGTCCATTAGCTAACTCAATGGACGGGGATTTTGATAGCGGTAACGTACGTTATAAAGCGAGAGAAAGATACAGCTTCGGATGGAGCGATCCTTTAGCCGTCTACGGCTCAAGCGGTTCTTAAGTAAAATCAAACACTTAGGTGTTATAAGCCCTCCTCGGAGGGCTTTTTTATGCTTGTATATTTTTATACTACAACAAAAACAAAATCGTACATTTACGAAAAACAATTGACAATCTCCGTCCATCAGTTAAACTTAGCAAAACTGACTAAGGAGAAATATATGTTTTATGTGTATGTGTACCGTGACCCAAGACCAAACAAAAATAACCAACCAGTGTATGTAGGTAAGGGTACGGGTGATAGAGATTTGTCGCATTGGTCTAGGGGTTCACACAATAAGCCTTTCCAAGATTTTTTATCTCACATTAAACGTAAAGGTTTAATCGCGATATGCACTAGAGTGTTTGAATCTGAAAATGAACACGAAGCCTTTGCGAAAGAGATCGAACTTATTACCTTATACGGGCGTAGAGACATCGGAACAGGAACACTGTTTAACAGAACAGATGGAGGCGAAGGGGCTTCTGGGTTCCAAAAAACAGAAGCACAGAAAGAAACAGACCGAATAAACACAACTAATAATTGGAAAAACCCAGAATATGTAAAAAAAGTTTATACCGCTCAAAAGATAGCGCAAAACACCCCAGAAGCTAAGCGCATTAAGTCAAAGAACTCCAAAGCTCTATGGAGAGAAAAAGGAGACGAAATAAAGCACAGCATTGTTATCGCAAGAAACACTGAAGAGTCAAAGGCAAAAACTAGCAAACAAGCAAAAGCACAATGGGATGACGCTGAGTACAGGGAAAAACAGACAGCTAACAATAAAGAAATAGCAAATAGGGAAGAAGTCAAAGCTGCTAAAAAAGCAGCAGCAAAAGCTTTATGGGCTGACCCAGAATGGAGAGCAAAAATGATGGAGGCTAGAGCAAAGAATAAAGCAGAAAAGCAAAGTAAATAAACCTCTTGCACTTCCCAGCCATTCAGGTAATATGCGAGTCGAGTCTAGGATTAAGTTCTACGCCGACCGACCTAGCGGGCTCGCACAAGACGGGGTAGATTAGTGCACTTGGAGAATTAGAAATGTCCTTTGCTAGCCATTTAGGTCCTTGGTTATTAGGTACCGTTAAAAACACCACCGGCACAACTGCCGGCACAATCCGTAACATGGGCGCTACTGTTGTAGGTCAAACAGACGCTATCACCTATGCTGATGCAGCAGGTACAAGAGCTTTCGTTCTTCCTGCCGGTTCAGTCATCACAGAGATTGACTTTATCACCACTGCAGCATTCTCATCAGCGGCTACACTCAAATTGACCATCGGTGCTACCGACATCACTACAGCAACTACTGTAACTAACTTAGGTGCAACAGCTTTGACTGTTGCAGCAACTACAGCTGCTACAGCTTTGATTGCTAACGTGGGTAGTACAGATGCTATTGTTACTTTTACTGTTGCGGGTACATCATTGACAACAGGTGCAGGTGTAATCGTGATTAAGTACATGGTACGTAACTCTGACGGTTCTGCTAACCCAACAGCACAGCAAGCGTAATTGATCTGGGGAGTTTCGGCTCCCCATCTTTTAACTGAGGAGATTGATTATGGCTAAGACTACTTCATTGGCTGTAGGACGTGGTGAAAAGTTACCTGTGTCTAAAGGTGCAGGATTAACTGCAAAGGGCCGTGCTAAGTACAATCGTGTGACAGGATCAAACCTAAAAGCCCCTGCTCCGTACCCAAAGTCAGAGAAAGATGCTAAGCGCAAGAAAAGTTTTTGTAGTAGAATGGCACCTATCGCAGAAAAAAGTGAGAGAGGTAGTCGTGCAAGAGCATCAATGCGTAGATGGAAGTGTTCAGGATACTGAAATGTGGGTGGACATTAGAGGGTATGAAGGCCGGTATCAGATTAGTAATATGGGGAGAGTGAAATCCTTAGCCCGTATACGTCGTGGTAAAGGGGGATCTGAAGTGCCAGTACCTGAAATTATTATGGCGCTCACCCCAAAAAAGGATACTGGAAGAACCAAACCATACGTGGAAGTAAAGTTTCGTAACGGTGGGCTTAGAACTGAACCTTGTAAATCTTTTTTAGTTCATAGGTTAGTGGCAGATGCGTTTATAAAACCACTAGAAAAAGGTGAACAAGTGGATCATATTAATGGTATACATGCAGATAATCGAGTATCAAATTTACGAGTAATGCACTATATGGAACACGGAAAAATACACCCTATGTTAGCTACAGTGCAAGCAAAAAAAGATTTTCAGTATTTAGCGCAACGATCAATCGCTGCTAAACGGGCTACCGGATGGAAATCTGGACAGTATGATCGTAAAGCAGCCTCACTAAAACGGTGGAACTGCAAATGAACGATTCTGTTGAAATGATTAAAGACTTAGCTGTACACGATGTAGAGATTAAGCACTTGCAGGATGACATGGACAAGATGGTCAAAGAGATGGCTGAGATCAAAAAGAGTTTAGCCCTCATACAAGCAACGTTATCTGAAGCCAAAGGCGGGTGGAAAACACTTCTTATGGTTGGTGGTGCTGCTGCGACTGTTGGTGGTGCTATTAGCTGGTTACTCCAGCATATAGGTAAGTAAAGTGCCTAGTACTAGCAAGAAACAGCGCAATTTTATGGCTGCCGCCGCTCACAACCCTGAGTTCGCCAAGAAAGCAGGGGTACCGGTCAGTGTAGCTAAAGAGTTTAATCAAGCCGATAAAGGCAAAAAATTTAATAGAGGTGGCAACGTGGCTAACTTAAAGAAACTATTCAAAGGCAAAGAGACTTATAAAGAAGAGCTGAAAGAAGGCAAAGCAGTTAAGTCCGGCAAAATCACACCTGAACAATATGCGAAAGGCGAAGCGATGGAAAAGAAAATGAAGAAAGGTGGTAAATGTTACGCTGGTGGCGGTGCTGTTAAAAGTGATGAGCTTAGAAACGCCGATATTCAACGCGAAATGGCAAACCAAGCTAGAGTAGTTAAGAAAGCTACAGGTGGTTGCACTAAAATGGCTAAAGGCGGTGTGACTCGTGCCGACGGTTGCGTGACTAAAGGTCACACTAAAGGCAAATTTGTATGATGGAATCGCGGGGTATGGGCGATATAAACCCTAGTAAAATGCCCGGCAAGAAAACCATCAAACGTAAAGACAATCCGCAAGACGTAGAGATGTACAAGAAAGGCGGAAAAGTTAAAAGGAAAACTAAATGAGACCGATTACACAATCTGTTACCGGTGTAGCAAACAGTGCAGGTATTCCAATGGACTACTACATCTCCCCATTTAACGTGGGTTTTGGTGTGGTTGTCTCTGGCACTATTACCTATTCTATTCAGCATACGTTTGATGGGACTAACTGGTTTAATCACCCGACTGTAATTTCACAGACCACTAACCAAGATGGTAACTATGCGTTTCCGGTTTTACAGATCCGGT